ATGTTATCGACATGCCAATGGGGCCAGATGCAATTATCCGTACAGCATCTCCTCAAACAGTTGGCAGAGTTCGATTGGACGTACCACAAGCAGCATTTCAGGAGCAAGCAGCCCTAGCATCAGAACTACGCTTAGGTGCTCGTTATCCTGAAGGTAGAACTGGAAACATTGACGCAAGTATTATTACTGGTCAAGGTGTCCAGGCACTTCTCGGTGCTTTTGATTCTCAAGTCAAGGCTGGTCAAATCATTCTTGCTGAGACATTCGAAGAAGTTATCGAGATGTGCTTTGATATGGATGAAAGACTCTTCAATGAAGAGAAGAGCGTCAGAGGCGTATCGCAGGGTACTCCGTACGAGTTAAAGTACATGCCAAGCAAGGATATTAAAGGCGACCACACAATTGAAGTTCGCTACGGCTTGATGGCTGGTCTTGACCCATCGCGTGCTCTGATTTTCTCACTTCAAGCCCTCGGTGCAGACCTTGTATCTAAAGATTTTGTACGCAGAGAACTTAACTGGAGTCTGAACGTATCACAAGAAGAACAGCGCATTGAGATTGAAAAGATGCGCGATAACCTAAGTGCTGCTATCACAGCAACTGCACAAGCAATCCCTGCTATGGCTAGCCAAGGACAAGATCCTTCAGCCTTGATTCAGAAGATTGCTGACGTTATCGAGCGTCGACAAAAGGGAGACAGCATAGAGGCTGCTGCGTTGGCCGTGTTCACACCTCCACAGGCCCCTGAACAACCAATGCAGCCAGAGATGACTCCACCAGGCGCACAAGGCCCAGTTGAGCAGGCTCCCCCGTCCCCAGCCGCTCCTGGATTACCTTCTGGTGGGGTCCCTCAACAAGCGCCAGACCTAGCATCAATCTTAGCAGGACTCGGGGGCTAATAAATGGCAGGGGACGAATTCGCAGAACCAATCAATGATTTCTTAAGTCAGTTATCCCAAAGAAAAGAACTTGATGGATACATACCGACTGGATGGTTTATCATCACAGAATGGATGAATCCAGATGAAGGTTTCGCTATCTTTGGTTGGAGTGATGGTGTTGGTTCACCATTGAAATATCGTGGCATGTTAGAACATGCTCTAGATGAGAAAATGTATTTTGATAAGTACGAAGGATAGGATTTAAAATGGCTGAAGGTATGAGAGTATCAGGCGTAGGCAAGGGTGCTCGCCGTACCGATTTAGACCGTGCTGCTAAAATTCAGCGCAATGCCAAGATCCAAAATGCTGCAGGCGGAGCATACGGACAACGTGCAGAACTTCAAGGTTTAGCGCAGGGCGCTCCTATGGCTCAAGCATCTGCTCCAGTAATGCCTACTCCTGCAAGCGTTGGAGGATCTGTTCCTACAGTTGGAATCTTTGAACCTACGCAACGTCCTGATGAACCGATTACTGCTGGCGTAGATGTTGGAGATGGACCTGGTTCTGAAGTACTTATGACACCAGTTGATGCTCCAGATCAGTTAGCAACATTTGCTCGTGCTATGTACATGGCAAATCCAACTCCACAATTACGTCGTATCGTAGAGGCATTTGAAGAAGAGGGTCGCTAGTGGGTTCTCTGGACGCGTGGAATCCCGCGAAGAATAAAAAGATCAAGATGTCGGGGATTTTTGATAATCCTCAAGCGCAACTTGATCGTATTATTGCATCTGAAATGGCGATGCTTTCGCCTACTCAGTATCAGAACTTCAATTCATGGGTAAATACTTATCCAAACCAGAGCAAAGACTTCATTATGTCTGCTGTAAAGCTTGGTTTGAAGCCAGATACACCTGGAATTGAGAAGATAGCATCAGTTGATGGTCTTTCTCAATTAAAACAAGATTTACTTAACACCAAAAACATCAAATCTGCGCTAGAGAATAATGAATCCCTAGCAGGAGATATCATGGATGTGGTTAAGGGTGCTTCTCGTACACTTTTTGCTGCGTTACGCGCACCTTACGAGTATGTAAGCACAATTGGACGCGATGCTTATGCACTTGCTACTCAAAAAGAGAAGCCAAGTGTAGATCAGATCGTAGGTAACCTTGCTCCTACAGCATTATTTGGTAAAACTACCCAACTAGGTCAACTTACACGTCAGTTTTTAGCAAATCCCACCCAAGTAGATACGGATTTTTTATTGGAGAAAAGTCTAAGGTTCAGAAGGCTCAAGCTAAGGCTATGAGTGCATACGGACTTATTAATGGCAAATCGTTCACTCTTGGACGTGCTGCTATGAAAACTGTAGGTTCTGACCCTAATAGCACACAGTACAAAGTGATGTCAGGTATCATTGATGCAACACTTAACATCGCTTTAGATCCATCTGTATGGATAGGCCCAGGTGCAATTACCAAAATTGGTAAAGGTGGAAAAGACACTAAAACAATATTTGGTAAAACAAAGACAGGTCTTTCTGGAGCAAAAGCTTCTGCTTTAAGAGAATTAGAAAAAGAATCTAAACGTTTAGCTGAGGCAACTCGCCTTACCAAGGAAGAACGTGCGCTTATTAAGCAGCGTTCTGGTCTTGCTAAGGAAGTTACTCGCCAGGCTGAGAATAAGTATCTCAAGGCGGAAGAGAAGTACCAGAAGGCACAGAAGGCAAAAATAGAAGCAGACTACATTGCAACAGCAAAAGTATACGCTGCTGACGTAAAAAACTCCTCTAACCTTGCTGGTCCTGAAGGTTTGCCTCTAGATAACCGCGCAATTGGCGAGTTCATTTTCGAACGCATGAATACTGGAAGACAACAGGAAACTGTTGATGTACTTTCTAAGTTATCTGCGGATCATTTCAACACAGGTAAAGCATTCCCTGGTGGAGTGTTCTTTGATGAAATGCCTAAGGCTGGGGAACTAGCGTTTGCTACACGTGGCAACGATGAATTCGTTGCTCGTTATTTTGGCACCAAAGCACCTAAGTTGCTTGACTTAGCAGATGATACTACAGCAATGTCTCAGAAGGCTGCTATAAAAGAACTCAGCAATAGAGCAGAACTTCTTACACGCATTAAGGCTGCTTCAAGCGATGGAACATTACCTGCTTCAACCCGTGAAGTATTCGAAAAGGTAACCAACGAGAATACTGAAATTAGCAGAGTAGTTACTTCAATGCTAGAAGATGATATTCCCGAAGCATTGGCTACTACATTTAGACGCCTATCTGTGTTCAAAGATGAACGTGCTATGGCCCAGCTCACTGAGTGGGTAGAAGATATATGGAAAGTAGACGGCTTTTCAAATGTGCGCACAATTTTCAATGATGTCGGTGGCGTAGTCCTTACAAATGTAGACAATGTTGCTGCTCGTAAGGCTAGAATCAGTGAAGTATTGGCAGAGTCTGCTCAACCAGGTATGGCTGCTCAGGCTATGTTCAAAGTAGATAGCGTTATTGAAAGAGCGGAAGATGCTCTAGCAAAGAGCGAACAAGCCTTTAATGCTGCTAAAGCAGAGTTTGATAGTATTGAGATGCGACTCAAGGACATAGAAACTCTTCGTGATTACGCATCTAAAGATCCTGAATTATTGAAGATGATGCTCAATGATCCAGACAATGTTGGTATTGCCAAGATTATGGATCTTGATATGCAGATCGGTGACACCCGTTACGCTAAAGAATTCTTCTCATCCGAGATTGGCTTGACAGATTCACTCTTTGGTGGGCTATCTGCTGATACTACAAAGGCTATGAAGTACCTATTCGGTAAGCGCTTCTTGGCTGTAGCGGATGTAGTTGCTAAAGAAACCAATACAATGAAGTTAGATCGTCTATTCGGACGTAAACTAGATATCGAAATTGTAGATGAATTGGCTCAGGCTGACACAGCAGAAGGTGTAATTGCTGTATTCCTACGCCATCTAGCATCACCTGAATCGGATCCACAGATTGCTCGTGGCTTGCTATTTAAGACTCAGATGGCTCTTAATAGCAAGAACCCTCTTATCAAATTATCTGAGCCTATCAATCAGAAGGCTGTAGCATTCGTAGAGAGAGCCGAAAAGGCTTTGACGAACATCTATGTTCGCTCAACTATCCTACCTTTGAACGATCTAGACAGACTTACTCGTGGACTAAATGACTGGTTTACCAGCGCTAAAGTACCACAAGATGTAATTGATGGAGTTCTAACTAAAGTTATTCGCGAGAAAGACTATACAGCACGCGCTAAGATTATCATGGACGGAATGCGTGTTATGCAGGAAGAACTTGTTAAAAAGGTTGGCAAGGGCGATCAAGCACTCGCTAAATTGCTTGATGATTTATTAAGAATTTCCGGAAAAGACCAGGCTATTATTAAGCAATATAGCGTTGCTAACCTAGCCAATGGCACAGATCCTAAACTGATGTTTGCCAATGGAAAAGAACTCGCTATGACTGGCGCTAACTACCCACATCAGTTTCTAGATGATGTTATTCGTCTACCAGATACACGTCCTATTGTAGATGCTATCAATCTATATAACAAAAATGTACCTTTGTACGGCAAGGCTAATGCTCTTGCTACCACAGCAAACCAACTTGGTGATTACTGGCGTACAGCACAACTAGCATTCCGTGTATCATACACAATGCGTAACATCGGTGAAATGCAACTTCGTATGTTCTTCTCAGGACACGATAGCATCTTTAATCACCCTATTCAGTTCCTTGCTATGGCAATGGCTAACCCTAAAGGTACTAAGATGCAACAATTAGCATCTCGTATTGGCAAGTTTCAGAATGATATCTTCGGTTCTAATTTCAAAGATGATATATCTGAGAAACTTGTTACAGAAGCGTTAGATGAATACTTACAATTTATGAAGCGTGGTATTTCTGCTGGTGATCCTCGTACTGCTTTCGTAGGAAAGATTTACGAATTAATCAACAATAATCACGAGTCTTACTATAAGGGTCTTGCTTTGACCCTTATGCGCTTCTACAAAGACGATTTGATACCTTTGGTGGCACGCGCTCGCACACCTGAATTACAAGATGACTTAATCAACTATCTAACCACAAAGAAGCAGGGTCTAGATATCCTTGAAAAGATCCATCGTGGAGCACGTACATCTCGTGAAGTACAAGGTACTAAAGCATCTGAATTTGATGAGATTATCCTCAAAGATATTACTAAGCCTTTCTCAAAAGATAATCTAAATATTGAGAATCTTAGAACCTATCTCTTTGATCCTAATTCTACAGCATCCCTTGAATACTCTATCCAATCTATTGGTGGTAGAGGCCCTAAGGCTGAGTACATCCGTGAGATGCTCGCTAGTGGCAAGGTAACTGTTACTCAAGGTAACAAGACATCGGATATTATTATTCCCGATTACAGCAAACTTAAGAATGTTATAGAGATGGACGATCTTGAGATTGGTTTTAAGTCTCAATTAGCAGGATTCTTTGGCCGTGAAGAGATGGCAGATTCCACAGTATTGATATCTCGTAGCAAGAGATTTGGTGAGGCTGAACCTAAGATGCTCACCAAGGCTGTTGACTGGTGGTTCGACCTAAATGCAAAGTTTGAAAACTTGGCTGCTTTTGGCCCAGAGTTCCGTATGGCTTACTGGGATCATGTAGGCCGTTATGCACCAATGCTTAATACAGATGATCTATTAAAGTTACAGAAGGCTGCTGTAGATACACTAGCGCCTTTGCGCAAGAATGGTAAGGCTTGGGGCAAAAAGCACCAAACTATCAAGATCATTGAAAAAGAACTCAAGAAGCGTGGTGACAACTACGTTCATGAGGGTGGAATAACTCTAGATAACCTTAACTCTATGGCTTCTAAGGCTGGAGCTAAGTATACTAAAGAACTTTTCTATGATGCTTCACGGCAGTTACAGTCTGCTCAAGCAATGCGTCTAATCTTTCCATTCGTTCAAGCACAGTTCAACACTATTCGTAAGTGGGGTCAACTGTACGCTTCTAACCCAATTAACTTCTATAAGTTGGGTCGTGCGTATAACTCTCTTACCAAAGAAGGAACTAGTGCCATCTATGACATTACTGGCGTCAAGTATGACGAGGGACAAGGCTTTATCTATGAAGATGAGTTTGGCGAGAAGCGTTTCCGCTATCCAATTGCTGGAAGTTTTATTGGTGGACTTGTAGGAAGAAATCTAAATTCTTCTCAAGCACTACAACTTACTGCTCCAGTTCAATCACTTAACCTTGCTTTTGGTAACATAAATCCTGGTGTTCCTGGAATTGGGCCTGCTGGACAGTTCATATATCAAGCAAGCGGTAAGTCAGCAGCATTCGGGC